TCCCAAAATCCAGCCAGCCGTTAAAGCTGCTCACCGCCCCGGACGGATCCCGCACCCACAATTGGTAACTGTGGAAGCGCCCCGCCTGCCCGATCGGATTCGTGTCCAGATGGAAGACCCCATACCAATCGATGCGCCCGGCTGCCACCGTCCACGTCCCGCCCCAGCCCTTGAACGCAGTATGCTTGTAATTGGCAACATTCTCGCCCGGCGTTCCCGCCTGGTGGCTGAACATCGGCGCATACCCAGCATCCGTCACCCACTGCGGCACTGCATCGCCGTGCTCGTGCGCCGGCCGGTCGCCATGGCTCACCCCTGCCGGGTGCCACGTCATGTCCGTCATATCCGGCGCCATCGTTACCGTGGGCACTGGCGTCGCCGTCGGCGCAACCTCAGTCGGCGCCGGCGTCGCCGTCGGCGCATCCGTGGGCACCGCCGTCGGCTCCACGTACGGATCGCAGCTCATCACCAGCCGCCCGTCCACCGTCTGGAACTGGCAGAGGAAGAGCCCGTCTTGCGCCAGCGCCAGCGCCGGCAGCGCCACCGCCAGCACCAACACACCGATCACAACCACCAATCTCATCGTCGACCGCATGATCAACCGCCTCCCGTGCGATTACATAGATAATGGAGCGCATCCCGTGCCGCTCCACCCGGCGCCAGACCACCATCTGGCGCCGGTTTACTTGCGCTTGCGCCGCGGCTTGTCGTTTATAACCGTGGTTACAACTCTGTTCGGGTCCATTCCGGCAGCGTTCACCGTCACAACCGGCGCCGCATCGCCCCCCACGACCTCGAACACATCGCCGTACAGCACCTTCAGCTCTTCCAACTGGCCGCCGTCGATCTCGAACACCTCGCCCGGGTACACATACCAGAACGAAGCCGTAATCTCCGTATCGCCAATCAGCTTGACCTTCACCTTTTCAGCCATCACCGCTCCTCACAAGCCTGACCGCCCGACAATGCTTTCTTGTCGGACGGTCAGCTTCAGCTCGCCTAGGCGATCTTGATGTAGCTCGCCTTCTCCACGACCGGTGCGTCCGTGCCGTTGAACTCTTCCACGTAGTACTGCTCCGAGGCCACCAGCTTGTTGCTGCTGTAGGACGCGAACGGCCCGCGCAACTGCATCGCCTGGAACACCCGGTGCATCACCACCTCACGGTTGACCACCAATGCGTAGGTGTCCGGGAAGGTCGGCGTGGCGAAGATCGGCAGCCCCTTCACGGAGCCGGCGAACCCTGCGGCCGTCAGCACCGCATTCGGGAATCCGTCACGCTTGAAGCCGTCCCAGTTGCTCAGACGGTCGGCGTTCGTCTGGCTCATCACGATCGACGTCGGCGAGTAGTACCGGTTGTACACCTTCGTCTTGGCGATGCCCAGGTACTTCACGAACACCGACTCCGCATCGCTCGCCGCCGTCCACGTGCCGCCGCTGTTGCTCGCCTGCTGCAACGCAGCCGCCAGCGCCAGATAGTGCATGTCCTGGTCGATCTTCTTGCTGAGCTGGCGCACCAGGTTGCTCAGCGTGCGGCCCACAGCGTCATAGCCAAGCTGGCTGCGGCTGAAGACCACCGCTTCCCGGCTGATCTCCGTCGCCAGGCGATCGGCTGCGATCTCCAGCGTCTTGTAGGTCAGCGTGTTCTTGGCCCGCTCGATCGCCGTCATCTCACCCTTGCGCACTGCGTCGTAGGTGTAGTCGATCAGGAGGCTCTGCCCGTCAGTCGTCGCTCCGGCCGCCAGCGTCATCACCTTGCCGCTGCCATAGTCGATCACGTAGTCCGTGCCCTCGACATAGGTCGTGGTGCCAGCGCTGTTCGTCAGCACCACCGACCCTGGATTCAGCCGCTTATTGGCCATCTGAACCCATACGCCATGGTCGCCCGTCACGCTCTCGTTCGTCACCGCCACCGCCAGCGTGCCGCTCTCGCCCGCAAAGCTCTCGAAGTAGAGGCGCTCCGGGCTCTGCGTCGCAATGCCGATGTCGTACACGTTGGCCGCAATCACTTCCGGCCACATCTGCTCGACGATCGTCCGCATCACCGAGTACGGCAGATTCATGTCGCTCGTCTGCTCGGCTTCCTCGAACTGCCGGGCCTCTGCCTTGAGCTGCGCAGCGTACTGCTTCTCGTACAGCTCCAGATAGCGCCGGGCGAAGATGCTCGCCGAATCCTCGGCCTCGTCCAGCTTGCGGCGCTTCGTGTTGTTCGCGCGCAGCACGCTCTCGGTCAGCTCCCAGCTCGGGCGCAGATAGGCCGGCACGCCGGTCTCACGCTCGAACACGGGGCCGAGCACCTGCACCTTGCCCTTGCCGGCCAGCGTCGACCCTGCCATGATGGCGTCGTACTCCTTGCGCTTGGCCTCGACGATCGTCGCCACTGCCGCCACGTCGGCCGGCTTCGCAGCCCGCACCGCCTCGACGAACATGCCGTTGATCGGCTCGCCGTACTTCAGATCCTTCGTCGCCTCTGCGATCGCACTGTCGATCGCCGCCTGGCGCTTCACCTCGGCCAGCTCGGCGGCCGCCTTCTGCGCCTCCTCCAACTGCTTGGCCGTCTCGGCCTGCTGCTTCTCAAGCTCCGCCTTGGCGCGCTGCGCCTCTTCCAGCTTGGCCAACAGCTCCTTGTCTTGCTCTTCCATCTCAAAACCCCCCTGCTTAGATTCAATCAACCGTGCGTAGGGATCGCTTGGCTCTGCCACCAGGTCGAACCCCGTAATCGTCAACTCCGTGACTTCCTGGATGGCGTCGCCGGCTTCCTTCACCGCCTTCGACCGCCCATAGCCACGCATCGAAACGCCCACCGGAACGCCGTTCTCGACCAAAGCCAGGATGTCCCGCCCCTTGCTGGTAGGAAGGATGACGCCCTCGAGCAGCACACTATCGCCGCTCAGTCCCGCCGCCTCCCACTTAATCACCGTCTCCAACAAGCTCGGGCGCCCGCCCTTGTCGCTCGGATGTTCCGCCTCGCCAGTCGCGACCAATCGCCCCTGGCCGGCGCTCTCATGCAAATGATTGTTCAGCTCGCCCAGTGCGCTCTCCAGCACCGGCCGCGGATAGCGCCGGCGGTTGCCATTCACCACGCCGGCCGTAATCCCAATCGCCTTCACCTTGCGAATGCCATTGGCGTCCTGGCCCTCTTCCAAAGACGTCAATGTCAACCGCTGCTCAACTCGCTCTTCAAACCGCTGCTTGCCCATCGTCCGACAACTCCCCCTTGTCTATCCACGCAGGGCCACCAGCCCCGCATCGCTCATCCCCGTCAGCCACGTCGAAAACACCTGCGCCATCGTCAGGCTGAACGGAATCAACCCCGTCGCATCACGCACACCCAACCAATTCGAGTACCCGTCCAGAAACTCATTGTCGCCCGCAATCCATCCCCGCACATTCGCCGCAAACTGCTGCGGCTCCATCAACACCTCTGCGTAATAGCACATGCAGTTTGGATGCAGCGGCAGGATCTCCTCCCGCACATCGTACGGGCCGCCCGCCGCGTACTCGTCACAAATATCGCTCTCTGGATGCCCCGGCGACAGCCGCACCTTGCGCCCGGTAATCCCCGGGAAGTTGCGCGCAATCTCACTCGTTACCGCATGGTTGGCATATTGCAGTTCCGTCCTGGCCAGCCGCACCGCGTTGTACGCCACGCCCCGGCCCCGGCTCTCTGGACCCCGCAGCAGGCCCGCTTCCGACTCCGCTCGCTCCGTCGGAGTCATCCGGTAAAGCCTGCCGCGGGTCCAGCGTGGCAGGTCCTGCTCCGCCCCGAGCATCCCTTCCACCTGCTGCGCCAACGCATAAGCGTTCGTGCGCTCCGCATAAGCGGAGCCCAACAGCGCACGGATCTGCGTCAACCCACCATTCTCGAGCCGCCAAATGCGCTGGCTCAGCACCAGCCCGTCGCCCATCGTCCGCTGCGCCGTGGCCGCCAGCGCCATCGCGCGGCGCCGCTCCCACATCCGCACCAGCGTCACCAGCTCATCCGTGCTAATGCGCTCCTGCAGCGCCTGCGTCATCATCGCATTGTGCCGCACAACCAGCGCCCCAAACGGCAGCGTCGCCGCCTCCTCCCGTGCCCGCTCGAGCAGCCCTCGATAGTCGCGGAACGCATCCCGCCACTTCGTCTCCAGCTCGGCCTGCACGCCCATCAGCTTGCTCACATTCGCCGTGCCGTCCGTGTCGGCCGTCGCCACAATGCGCCCGGTCAACCAGCTCTGCACCGGAATCAGCAGCTCGTGAATCAGCCCGAACGTCGCCAGCGTCAAGCGCATCAACGCCCGGCTCTGCTCGCTATCGACCTCGCCCAGCCCAATCCGGCCTAGATCCACGTCACCACTCCACGACTGACAATCTTATCTTGTCGCCCCATCGGCCACGCCCGGCGCCTGCTGGTCGTCGGCGGCCGTCGGCGGCTGCTGCTGCTGATCAACCGGCGGCTGCGGCACTTCCGCCGCACTCGCCGCCACCCTCGCCAACTCGTCCGCCATCTGCCCTTGCAGCGCCTTCAGCTCCGCTTCCATGTCGAAGCCCGGCACGAACCGGCTAAACATGCGCAGCAGCGTCTCATCCGTCAGCAGACCCGTCGTGCGCAGCGCCGCCAGCGCCTTCCCCAGCTCAGCCAGGCCCGCCGCATTCATCGGCTCCTTGCCCATCCACTCCGCCGACCACGTCAGCGCCGCCGGCCAGATGCCCTTGAGCAGCCACTGCGTCTCAATCAACTGCGCAACGATCTGCTCCGTCACCCATTCCGCCGTCTTCTCTTTCGCCAGGTCGTACTGCTGCTTCTGCTCGTCCAGCACATCCCGGTTCAGATCCTGCCCATAGCCGAGCAGGCTCATCGGCACCGGCGACACAATCCACCAGGTGCGGATGTGGTGCAGCACGTCCTCAATATCGCTCAGGTTGGCGTCGCCCTGGATCGCCTGAATCGTCGCGTCCCGGTTGGAGAAAAAATCGGCGACCGCCGCTAACGGATCGTTGATAGCGTCCTGATTGCGCAGCCGGTACGCTTCCATCTCGGCGTCGCTCGCATCCTTCAGCGCGTGCAGATACTT